CTACGCTTCGTATGGCTCCTCTGTGATCTCCTCATATTGTGTTGGAGTGATTTTATTATATTGTACATAAATGGCAACCTGATCCTTTGTCGCCCAACCGTTAACGAAAAATAACTTTACACGATCAAAATCAGTCATTACAACCCTCCTCCCATAAGCCTTATATCGTGCATAACAAGTACTTCGCCCAGCTGCTTGTTTATAGCCTGTAATTGCATTAATTGTATCTCTTTTTCTACTAACATTTTTCCTAATAAGTCAACCTGCTCTTTCTCAGCGAAGTTAAGTACCGGATTTTCTATCCCCGGACTTTCTAAGGGTTCTTCATCCACAATTTTTCTGAAATATATATTTCCCTCTTCCATCCATGCTAACTCGATTTTACAATTTGGAATCTCACTATCCTCAGGAGGGATATTAGCGGCTCTTAAATTAATACCACCTTCTTCTACACGTAAAGACCAAGGATTTGTGCCTATCTCAAATATTTGATCAGACATTGATTGGAACACTATTTCGTTATTCACCCATAATGTCCCCGGACTGACTATTAGATTATTCCCCTCTATAAGAATAGAAAAGTCATGTAAAGTGGTATCTTTGGATCCATAAATTTCTTCAATGATCATAACTTCACCCCTACTCTATTGTTCATGAGCTACCCAGTAGTATCTAAAATCCAGTTCCGAATTACTACCGTTCCAAAGATATACGGTACACCCAGTAGTATTTAAATCACTGTCCCATAATGTAATTGAGCGTGTATCGGGTCTTCCGGAAACCAATGACACTACTACATTCGGAGTTTTTGCAAAGGCTTTTGGAAAGACTATTTTACCAGTACCTACCGTATTAGGAGGAACTTTTTGAGTACCCATTCCTGACTGAATTTTACTGTTAATATAAGACTTTGCGTTTGCTTCAGCTGCATTTGCTTTTGCTTGAGCTCCTGAAAGGGTTTCTCTTCCTGCTGCTAAGTCGTATGCCGACTTAACAGCACTAGGTGTGGCCGCCAAAGTAGTGGATGTGCTGTTTGTGGCTGTCGATAGTTGGACAATACCTCTCGTAGATGTAGATGCGTTCCCTACGTCCGTAATGTCGGCCCACACGTGTTTATGCCCTTCTTTAGATAATTCTTCCCATGGAGACCATGTGCCACCATACATATGCCTAATCATCATGCGGGGAGTGCTTCCACTATATGAAACTGCTGTTTGTGACCTGTTCCCCGTTTTCGAAGAGTAGAAGAACGTATGGATGTGCCAGTAGATACCGCCTCCCGGTGAGTTGGCGTGGTTTGTCAGGATGTAGGCTTCCTGTGTCGTGTTGGGGTCTGCTGTAGAACCAACAGCCACTTGATTCATTGAATAGGCCTGTGCATCAGACAAAGCTTTATTCGCCTTTGTTTGGGCTCCTGCAGTTGTTTCCATCTCTACCCAGGATCCCCAAGAGGATTCGTCTGCACTTCCTAGTCTCATAAACATTTTACCATTGTCAGTTAAGGCAATTTGATTTTTACGTCCCCCGGAAGACCCTGTCCACCGACCGTCAGTTATAACTGTACAGTAAGTTCCTGCAGCTGAGAGCCCTATAGCAGTTAATCTTTTGAACTCAAAGAATAATTGCCTAGAATATTTACTAGGAGGATCATTCACATCTCTTGTGTCTGACGTAAACAAAGAGGATTTTCCGTCTGCATAAGTTTTTGCATCCATTAAAGCTTTATCAGCCTTATCCTGTGCTCCTTCCGTAGTCTCCACCCTATACCACTGAGACCAACCTACTCCAGTGTACCAGTGCCTAAATTGTGCATTACCGACTGTTGCATGTCCTCCTCCACCGTGACTGAAATACCATTGAGTAAACCTTGTACTGTTGTATTTCATGTTTACAACTATACCGTGAGTAGTTGGATACCCGGTATCATCTGCACCTATGAAAAACATAGTAAAACCGATTGGGTACAAGTCACCACTATCTGTAGCAGGTCTATAAGATGTAAGGCTAACCTGCTCACTTGTCACCTCATGAGGATTATTCTTTAAATTAGCATGAGCATTAACCTTCGCTTGAGCACCAGCTGTTGTCTCCAGAGTTTTCCAAGCTTCCCAAGTTGATCCCACGTTAGTACTGACCCTGGTATACATATTCCCTTTACCGTTGGTTAAATAGATTTGGGCGGTGTATGTTGATGTATATGGTAATACTAATAAGTATCCGTTGTCTGTTACTGGCTTGTTGACTGTATTAGCACCGACGTAATATAAGCCACCCTCTCTAACAACATTAAGATCATCATCTCTCAAATAAATTGCTCTGTCTGTCCCAATCCCAAAAGATTTTACCCAATCTAATGCGTTTTCTTCTGCAGCATTCCATTTCGTTCGCTCCGTTGCTGTGACATGCCTGATATTATCGGTGTCATGAGTATCGAACTCATCCTTGCTTGCCTGTTTGACATTATCTACATTACCCAATCCCACCTGAGCTTTTGTAACCGCATGAGGGTTGTCTCGACGTTTCTTAAAAGTGGTCAGATCCGTACCAATTGCATCGACTAAGTTATGAGCATCTTTTATTCCTTTTTCCCACCGGTTAAAATCATCTTCCATGACAGGATCATCATATTTCCAATTTGTTTTTGCATCAAAGGCCATTCTATTCCACCTCAATTTCAAAACGGAATTCTAAGGAGCGACTTCCCTCTGTATTCCTGTTAGGACTCCGTTCGAGTATTACATTATTCAACTCGTCTAAGAGTTTGACTGAGTTAATCCTACGGATGTTATCAACCCTGTCAGTATTCACGATTAATTGCCGCCCCTTATTGGTAATGCTTATAATTGGCACTTCCTCATTGTTTAGCAGCACTTTGCTAACTCTACCTTCCAAATCCGTTACTGCTCTTTTCAAATAGTAATCTGATAAACTCATAGTGCCACCTCATTTTGCTCTCTCATCGCTGGGTTACCTACCCGAAATTCCCTCACAGTATGATAACGACGTAAATTGACATAAACTTTTTCTTTAAACTTCATTTTCTCAACTGTTCTCGAGGAAATTGTATAGGATAAATGAGCAGGTTTAACATCCTCGAGCACCTTCATCATATGGATAAAGTCAGCCTTATCATAGTTGTTCAATATTACCCGTAAAGTATAGGGGGAAATATTTTCAAAGATGTCCACTTTGACACCGGCAGCACTCGTTAAAATGTTCTCAACCCTTTTTCGGTTTACGGGTTGCCCAGAACCAAGGAAAGCAATAACTCTTCGTCTTCGTTCCTCAATGGACTCTCCTGCACCGGCAATTAATCCAAAAAGCTGCTCCCAATAAGGCAATGACCAAGTAGCACGTTGCGGGTAAGGCTGTGTATCAAAAGAATCTATCATTTCAAAAAGACTATCGAACTCCTTACCTATTGCTTGGAACGCGTGGAGCAAATACTCATCATTATCATAAAAAGGTAAGATATAGTTCATCATTTCAATTGCTTTGGGAGAAGTAATGATTTTGTCTTTTAAATTCATGCGATCAGCACCTCGCCGATGACAGCGACCTCATCAGGAGCAAGTTGGATATTGGCGGATCCGCCATTAACAAGCAGGTTATCGTAATCGACTACTCCTGGAGTCGTCATAATGATGGCACCAATTTTCATGTAACGGACAAGTCCGCCTTGCTCTAGTTCCCCGAAATAACCTGATAATGACGATTCGATGCTTTTTCTTACGTTTTCTGTTGTGTAGCCCTCTGCTAACGTTATTGCAAACGAGAGATTGATAGATTTACCGTTTATCCCTGTTACGGTTACCAGTGCCCCAATCGGAGCCAATCCTCCACCGTCTCTACCATCGGGTGCAATATGGGTCTGTACCTGTTTAATCAATTCAGGCGCAGCAACCGAACCAGAGCTACTCGCAATCAATACTTTGACAGTTCCAGGACCATCCCACTCCGGTACAACAAGGACTTCTCCTACACCAGGAATTTCTTTGGCCCATCGAATATAATCTTCTTTCGTACCTGTAAAGGATCTAGTACGGCTTGTCTGTAATATCCGCTCTCTAAACTCTTCGTCATTCTCTTCGTCATACCCGCCAATAGTGCTTTCGACATTTGTAATGGAATGCACACCGGAGACTGGCTCGAGCAAATTTTTAATGGAGTTTGAAGGAACGTTCCCTCTTGTGCCGGATTCAAGTGCTTCGATTTGGATTTTAACAACACCTGATTCATCAATCGTCGCATCCGCTATCGTTCTATATTCAATGGATACACCGTCTACTTCATCTGTGGTTAATGTAGTGCCCGCCGGAATAAATGTCCCACTTACGCCGGTAACCTCAATTGTGCCTGTTGAGTAGGTCGCTGCCCGTCTTGATATTCCCTCGCGTTCTCCGTGATAATCCAAAAATATTCCCTCAGCAAATTGAGGAAGCATATGCATGATCAACAACGGTAGGGTAAATTCGAGAATCTTTGCCTTTTCCATTGCCGTTGGTTTAGTAATATCCCAAAATAAAGACCCCTCCGATACATCAAAATTCGAAGGAGCCTGCTTTAACATTCTTTCGTGTATTTCCTCTTCACTTTCATTCAAAAATTCAGGCAGCACTAATGGCAACTCCGCCAACGTCTTCACCGCCTTTCGCTAGCTGATAAATTTCGGTATCAAATATCGATTCAATTTCAAAGGTGATAACAACCCCATCACCGCTCCAATCAAACTCAAAATTATCAACCGATAAAGTTCGGGAATCGATGGACAATGCTTCGGTAATCGTTCGTTGCATCTCGCTTTCGGCAATGTCCCTCGGATAGTCTGATCGCATGATGTCTTCAATCTCCACTCCAAAATCCGTGCTATACCCAAGGTACTTATACCGTTCTGTTAATAGACATTTTGTCACCCAAAAATGGTAAGCATCTCTCTCAGTTCCGATTTCAACTTTCCCTATTGCATTAACAGCAAGACAAGCTTGTTCAGGGTCATACTTAGGGGCAACTGTATCAATTTCAAGATCTTCTACATCATCCTCGATGTCTATTCCAGTCGTATCAAACCCTGCAAATTCATCAGCCATCCTATTCCACCTTTCCTAAAACAACGAAATAGTCACCACATGGTATGCAAACAACACGATCTCCTGTTGTGATCGGTTGTCCAGTCTGCAAAACTAAAAAATCCCCCTGAGGGATTTCATCTTCGATTGAGTCTATATAAATGCCGCTGCCGGTCATTGTCCCAAGCATATTATTTTGACTGTTCACACTGAAAACTTTTTGAGACTGTGAACGCATCGCTTTAACTAGCTTTACGACTCCTTCATTTTCATGGGCCATTAAATCACCTACTTAAACACAATCTTCATTGAAAGGTTTTTGATGTCGTGATTGATACTTTTGACGATTAACTTTGCCGGATTTTTAGCACTTCCAACGGTTCCGCCATGCACCATTACAAGGTCCCCTTTTTTAATGAACGGAACATCAGGATGGTTTAATTCACGAGTCTTCTCAACCTTGCCCTCATCTTTTAATATCTGCTTGGCTTCTTTTCTTGCTTCAGAAAGGTTCTTTCCATCCGTATAAACTAGCCTTTGCAGGACGCCGTATTCAGTTTTTCCATCAAGGGTTTCAGTCAACTTAGCTTTGGCATTTTTATCTTTATCGTTGGTCCGATAGATTCGGACACGTGTCACAAGTTTCCTAATACTGTGGTGATCCTCGAGTTCCTCAAGATAGTCTTTTTCACTTAAAATATAGACCGTAGTATTTGTACCAGCTCTAATGACAGCTATTTCACCTTCGATACAACGGATCACATAATCATCATCGCCTTTCTTCTTGCTTTCGGTTATGGTGTCTTGAATGATTTCAGTTACTGTTAACTTATTATCATATGCCTTGGCAGGAAGCTTTTTGTGAGGGCCGTCTAGCTTTTTAATTACTCGATTCCGCCACCTTGCTATTAAACGCTTCGCTAAACTGGCTCCAGTCTCATTCTTCCTGCGGTAGATGTTTACCTCAGACACTTGATAACGATAATTCATGTCAAAAGCGATAATCGTCACATTCATTTTAGCTGCAGAAGTAATCCAATCGTAAATCCGACCACGAAAAACCTCTTGCCACGCACCACCTGCTTTGGCATGCACATAGACAAAGTTCCCAACATACAACTGTTTGTGAAGCCAAGCATTTCCAACTTTTTCGTTTTTCACTGTAAAAGACAGCCTAGCAGCAACCTCCCCGTCGTTTTCTTCCAGATTGCAAGAATCAGTGAGTGCTTGGTCAAGTGTAAATATATTGCCGTTTGGGGTTTTTACTCTGATCCTGTATTCAACTTTTGCTAGATCCATATATTACCACCCGCTTGGCAAGGTGAATTTTTCACCCGGATAGATTAAATGAGGATTCTTACTTCTACTCTTTGATTTATTGATTGCCCACATTTCCTTCCAGCGTATACCTTTACCAGTGTATCGCTTAGAAATGTTCCAAAGGTTATCTCCCTTTTTGACTGTATATACTCGGGGTTTAGGCTTACTAGCAGGACGCTTTTTCACCTTTTGTTTTGTCTGGCGCACTACCATGCTTCTATACTCTTTTAAAGTAATGGTATATGTGATTGTAGGGCCGTTGTAACTTGGGCTAAATTCCTCGATAAAAACATCAATATTCCAAGGGGTCCCGGTAATAATAAGCTTCAACTTTTTTCGGTCTGCTTTTTGCCATGACTTGATCTGCTTGATAAGGCTATTTGCACTTGTCTTACTCTCTTTTTTCGGTACGTGGATTAAACTACTTGGCAGTATACCCTTAAATGATAGAGTAATTGGATTGGACCCTCGGGGGATTTCACTATCCCCAATCTTTACATGGGAATAGTGAATCGTTTTTGCCCCCATTGATACATCCAGTCCCTCAGGAGTAACCGGGAATATCAATGTTTTTTTATTCGAAGGGTCTATTAAAGAGAATCTCATTGCATCACCTTCTTTTATGTTGCTGGCATATTTGGTGCGATTCGTTCAACCTTGTCAGCAATGATACCCGCTACTTTATCCGCAATCCTTGTCGCTAAATCATCAGGATCATCTTGTTCTCCACCTTGGACAACTACGGTGACGTGTGTATCACCAATTTCTATTGATGTGTTGTTCCCGCCAACAACTTGTCCTGATTGAGCAGGATTAACATCATCAAATCCTATGCCATCAGCATATGCCGGGACATCCATCAATTTTGCTGTCTTATGATGAGGCATGACTTTTGTTCCGCGCGGTAAATTGACAAGTGTGTCTGTAGCAGGAGATAATGCCATTTTGCCGTCTGGGTATCTTATCAACTCAGAGCCGCCACCGTCACCAACGATTGCAGGGCCACCGGGATGGAAATCAGTACCAGTTGCATACCTTCTGAACAACCTCAATGGATTGAAACTTGGCAAGCTCGGTACAGATATTCTTGGCGTTGGAACGTTGTTTATTCTGGATGCCAAGTTATTAAGAGCCGATTTAACTGCTGCTGCTCCACCTTGGATCCCGTTGATTGACGCTACCCAGCCAGAAGCTTGGCCCAGATAACTGGCAAGTGTGCTCATGTTGTGATGGATGGGACCTGCATTTTCAGGAATTGGCTGAAATGCGCCAACCACCCATCCAGATGCTTCACCTAAATAGGTTGTCAAAGTGGACAGATTATGGTTAACAGCTGCCCCATGCTCTTGCATAGGATATAGACCTTCAACAACCCAGCCGGACGCTTGACCAAGATATTCAGATAACGTGTTCATGTTATGACTTACATTAGCCGAACCTTCGGATAGAGGATATAATCCCTCTACTATCCACCCAGATGCTTGGGCTAGATAATCAGACAGGGTTGACATATTGTGACCGATATTCGCAGACACCTCTTGTAACGGATAGAGTCCTTCAATCACCCATCCAGATGCTTGGGCCAAGTATTCCGAAAGAGTACTCATATTGTGTCCAATTGATGCTGCACCCTCCTGCAATGGCATCAGACCCTCCACTACCCAACCAGATGCTTGTCCTAAATACTCGGATAAGGTAGATATATTATGACTCAATCCAGCCCCTGCACCTTCTAATGGTTGAAAGGCTCCAACCACCCAGCCAGATGCATTTCCTAGGTGCATCTTCAACGTTTCAATGTTATGAATAACTCCTTGCATTTGGGCATCCATCGGGCCGGTTGTCCCTGAGAAACCCATGGCTTTTAAATCAGGAACATACTTAGATGCTGATGGGTGATTGCTGGTAGTATTTAACTTCATTCCAGGAGGTAATCTTTCCTCGTTCTCCAATTCAGCTGCAACAGCTGATTTCTTACTGCCCGGCCCATCTATACCGAGCATTTTGTAAATCCAACCTTGCCTATAGTCATCATGAAACTCCTGTTTCATCGGATTTCTAAACGGATTAGAAAGTAGCCCCTTATCTTTTACATCACCTGGTTTGTGGCCGAAAAGCCAGTCACCAAAACTCGTGTCAATTGACTTATATGTCATAAAAGTTCCCATTGGCCCGAGCACCTTGCCTAACCAAGGGAATAACCCTTTCCCTCCTGCAGCCGCTTTAGGGATTGATGGGGTCGATGATGCTGTCTTGGGAACTGGTGAGGTCTTAGGTGTTGATGAAGATGGAGAAAATGGCCTTCCATGTTGATCAACTATAACTGGACCTTTAGGTTGTGATGATTGTGATTGTTTTGAAGTTGATATAGAACGTCCATGTTGATCAACGATTACAGGTCCTTTAGGCTGGGATGGTTTTGAAGTATCAGTACTAGTAGTTTTGGTATTTGTTGCAACAGTACCTCCACCCCCACTTCCTCCTTTTCCGCCACCTGGCATCATAGATTTAATCCACTTTATAGGAGTTGTCAATAACTTAAACGGGCTGAGTATCTTTGATAGTGCCCCAAGAACTAAAGCATCTACTAGAAATGCTCCTGCTGTACTTCCGAACCCATTACCTTTGAATGGATCCGTTGCACCCTTCAAGTTAATTTCTCCGATTTTTTTAGCGATTTGCAAAGCTAAGTCTCCTGCATCTAGTCCATCGAGAAAGCCTTTAACAAAACTGGACCCTGCTTCAAAGCCAGCAGAAACAAAAGAGTTACCGCCTTCTTTCGAATCAACTCCAAGCATTCCAAGAATGGCACGGTTGATAATCTCTCCAAACTCTGTCCCTATTTTCTCAGAAAGACCGGTGATTTGTTTACGACCTTTTTCCTCCCACCATTCCGAAAACACGTTGTTAGCTGTCTCGATTACAAACGCAACTTTTGTCGAAAACGAAATTTCTTTAGCTTTAGGTAACTTCTCTGCAAGATCTTCCGGTAAATACTTGTTAACATCTGCAAATTTGTTTAGTTCCTCTTTCGAAGGGAAAAATACTTTACGCAAAAAACCTATGGCGCTACTTCCCTTTTCGATAGCAAATCCAGCGACTTTCTCCCCATATTTTTCAAAAGCATTTCCCATCTCTTTGATACCTTCAGAATTTTCACTTCTCCATTCACGGAACTTTTTAAGGGCAGGAGTTAAAGCTTTTGAAAGGCCATCACCCCATCGAGCGACCATATTATTTAGGAAAAACACTTTGGCTCCAAGCAACAGGTTTTGAAGGTTTCCGGACATCTTTTCCATCATTCCGTCAAAGCGTTGGAACTCTTTTTCAGCTAATTTCCATTTTTTCGCAATAGACATTGGGGCTTCAGCCAAGTCCTCAAGCCTCTGCCTAGCTGCACCATCAATGGCACCCAATTCTTGCAAACGAGCAGCCGCTTCACCGATTTTTCGTCCGGATGCCATACCATCGTACATACGGCCCATCCATAGAGCTGTATTTTCAAAATCATTTTGTGTACCAGCTGCAATGTCCCCAACCATTGTCAATCCTTTTCCAGTAGACAGGGCTCCTTTTGTAAATACTTCAAGGATTCGACTTGATTTATAGATTTCGTCACGGGTATACGGTGTCATTCCGGCAAATTCTGTTAATTCGGTTATCCGTTGATCAGCCTTTTGTTTACTCCCTAACAATACTTCGAATGCAGTAGTAACACTCTGCCGGTCCATCTTGATTTTAAGAGGTAGGACCACACCTGCACCTATTCCTCCTGCAGCTCCTACCAATCCGAGAGTGGAAGAGGCGGCACTCATGATTCCACGTAAAGGACGGGTTACCATATCAACGGCCCGCAAGGTGATACTGTATGTTTTACCAGCGAAACTACTGGCCATCGAGCTTGCACTCCTGATGATATGCGATGCTCTATCTACTGCACGTAAAGTTAATTCCCATTTCCGGCCAGACAAATCCCTCAGTCTGTCTCTAGTCCGCTGTACGACACTTTGGAACCTGGACACTTGTCCCTCAGATCTGCTTGCGGATCCGCCAATTTTTTCAACGCCTTTTGCAGCATTCTGAGCACTGTTACCCAGTTCGGACATCCCTTTTCCGGAACGCTTTGCCGATTTCTCTAGGCTTTCAATATCTCTCTTTGCTTTGTCTAGCCCCTTGCTATAATTGTCCTTCGTCTCAATTGGAATCTCAATCCGATATATCTCTTTGGCCACCTACTTCCCTCCCTTCGTTTGTCGTTTTATTGCTTGACGCTCTTCTTGTTCTCGCTTTAGTTGCTCTTGCATTGATAGAAATGCAAATTTTTGTATGCTTTTCGGTTTGCTCATGATTTCGTCGGGCAATTTACCCGTCCGTTGAAAAATCTCATGCAGGAGGGTTAGCTTTCCTCCTGCTTCGATGAGTTTTTTATGATTTCGTCCGTTTCGTCGTTATAGCCGCTAATTTCATCGATTTTGTCGATAATGGCCTTTTTCTCTCCCGCCTTTAACACTTTATCAATGAGATCAGGTCCATTTACCACATTCAGTGCTCTCCAAGCTTCTTTGTTATTCCAAAGCTTCTTCCGGTCTTCTTCAGCAGTTGCATGATAAATCAGCAGCGAACGAAATCGAGTGATATCCGTTTCTTCTGCAATCTTAACGCCACCAAGGTTTTTTGCTTTCTTGAACTTTGTGGCCTGATCCTGCAGGTCTTGATACTGCTTTTCGGTTAGACCTCGAATATCAAATGAGAAATAAACTTTTCCATTCCTAGCTATTTCAATCGCCACTGTATCATCTTGTTGGTCTTCGAAAGCACCAAGAAGGCCGCGAAGTACGTCATCTTCAACGGCCAGTAATTCCTCTTGATTCATCTTTTCTTCAGTCATGTTTTATCCTCCCGTTAACTAGCGCGCAAAACGCCAGTGAAGTTTAGTTGTGGCATTTTCTGCCCTTTCTTAAATGCGTTCAAGATTTTTACGAGCAATCTGTCCCTTACAACCGTTTCAGTAAAAGTAAGGGTGAATGTGTATCCTGTAGTAATCCCCCAGACTACCATTCCGGCGGCAGGTTGGTAATCGGTCGTATTAAAGTTCATTTGGGCTTGGAACGTATTCACTTCAGCTAAGAAATTACCGTCTCCGTCATACAACTCACCGTCTTTTCCTTGCAGAATGTTCCGTGGATCAAATTCACCCGCATCAAGCTTTTCTTGTAACTCCGGGGGCATGTTGACGCGGAAACTCCATTCACGATTCATAATTTCTCCGGGTTGGACATTTACTACATCAATGGAGCCATCCGGTATACAGTTTCTAAATACGTAACGTCCATCTGACATGGGTTATTCCTCCTTTAATATCTAAATCCGAATGCAAGGTAAACTTTCTCAATTCCGTCAAGATCCACAAGGTTATCAAACTTGTACCATACAGAATCTCCTTGTGGTGGAGTAGATGGATCAATGATCATTTCCCCACTTTCTAATCCACCTTCCTGGATCATATTATTGATGATGCCATTTGCTAAAGTAATAAGATGTTGGCGACCATCGTTGTTATTGTCAATACCGGCACTCATTGCATTGGCAATTGTAAAGGCAATACGATCGATTAGCTCAAAGCGGGTACGAACGCGTCGAATCTTCTTCCATCCCTCGTCCTCATCAGTACCCGTTGAGACCAGTGTGTTGATTCCATAATCAATTTGAGCCACACCGTTGACACTTTCCGAGAACACCAACATTCCGTTTTTAGCAGCTTCAATATATTGAGATGGCGTCAGCTCCCCATAAACACCAGTAGAACCTTGGATTTCTTTCTTGGTCAGAGACGCCTTATAAATCCCGGACACCATTTCACCAAGCACTCGACCAGCAGCAAGGGCGCCATCTAATCCTGTGTCACCCACCGCATAACCATTGCCAACATAAACCATTGAAAAGTTATTAAAGGAACGAGCATTTTGAATACGAGTATTAAATGGAACATCGATCTTTTCCCCGACAACACCAATGATTCGAGAGCCTAACTGCAAGCTACGATTAATGTAAGCATTGAGGCTTGCATGAATAGCTGTATCCTCGGTATCAACTGTGATTCCGTCAAAAAACTTACGTTCCAAAATGCCAAAGGCATCTGTATAGTCTTTGGCGACAATATCTGGATCCGCTCCGCCAGTTAATCTTTCATTAACAATTGGAGCAAATGTGTCATTTCCTAATGCTTCAGCTGTAAAATATATACTTGTTGTATTAATCAAACTAGCTAACGTCTCAGCTTCATTGCTACCTTGAGCGAATGAGAATCTTTCAATCGCATGATTACCTTCATAGGCGATGAATTCTTTTTCACCTACATTGAGGGATTCTCTGATGGTGACGTTAAATTCACGGGAAGTCGGGTATTTCGTTTTGATTTTTAATAGATCAACACCCGTTGAATCTTTCAGCGAAAGTTCCGATGCTGTGCCACCTAAACCTGCACGCACAACGATTAACTCTGTTGCTCCACCAAGCAAAATCTGTTCTGCTACTTGGGCACCTTTTCCCGTTCCCAGCACTTCCTCGACTTTGTTTGCATCATCAATTGCAATTACTCTTTGTAGCGGACCCCAATTAGATTTAATAACAGCTGCAGCAATACCAGATGATCCACCCGCTTGAGGTGTCCCTCCATCGTTATACCAACGAACGTAAACACCAGGACGAACTTTCTGTTCCCCTAGTTTAAACATAGCTCCAATCATTCGTTACACCTTCCTCGTTTTAAAAGTTCGAATGGCCTTTTCCACTTCCGAACGGCTTAAATTTTCTTTATTTGCGATACGTAAAGCGCCGGCCACAACCTCTTGCGTTTCTCCAAATGATTTAGCGGCCTGCAATATTTCCTCATGTGAATAGGTCGTTTCAGGAATCTGCACAACTTTTTCACTTGCTTTTTTCTTAGCCAATAATCACACCTCCATGAGCCGGGTCTGCTTCGACTCTATTAATCTTTTCGTAAGGTATTTTCTCTTTCAAAATGCCATACCTGACATCCAGTTGGATTTGCCCCTGTTGAAATGGGTCATATCCACTATCAGCGGAAACATGCAAAAAACGCATCTTTGAGTTATCCGAAAGATACGTTTTGGCATCTAAAGCTAATTTTCTTGTAACTAATTCAGTCCACTCCTTGCGGACAGCGACTTCCGGAGCAATGATGTGGCCCCGAAGCCGCGCAGTGATCCAAGCACCCCAATTGGTCGGCTCAGTACCTTGCAAAGATGCCTGCCGCCAATAAAGAGCAGGTGTATCATCCGAAGGTGACCATGCAACTGGATTGGTTTGAAGGTTAGGGAATATTCTCTCAGTCCATTTTTTCATGCCATCAACGGGATCCGGCTCCACAGCTTTATGCAATAGCCAAGCAAGAGAAAACACTTGGAAACGCAAGCCTCTAGTCAAAGCATCCCATTCCTTATCCACTATGTCTTCACTGGCTGTGCCAATGTACTCGATGTAGTGAGGTACCGCTTTGACATCAAACCGTTTGCGATGCAGAGCAGAAATGACCTCTTGCGAAAGATCATCAACTCTCCGGAATGAGGTTCGTTTGACGTAAGGCCACACCTCATAAAAAGTGGTGAAATCAGCATATGGCTCACCTGTGTTTTGAACTCCTTCCCTAAGTACTAAATGTGGCTTGGGTAATTCTGGACCAGCTGCGGACGGTTCCCAGACCTCCCCTTTGACGGTAAGTACATTTGCAACTAATATTTCTCTAAGCTCATCCCTCATTAGGAACTCTCCCAGTACCGTCGTACTTGCTGTTTGATCTTCGGCCAGTTTGAATCGGCCGTTGGTTCGACAATTGGATGGGGAGAGATACCTGGATGATTAACTCTTTTTGCAAAGATTTCTTCCCCTCCCGAAACAAAGCGTAATGCCTTCTTACTTTTGGGCCTAATCACATAAGATGGTGTACCGGTCTCTAGGTAAGTTCCCACCATCGAACCGTGAGCAAGAAATAGAGTGACCCCCCTTGCACTCTGATCGGCACCACCGTTTATGGTTCGTCGTGTATTTCCTGTTCTGTCAGTCCAAGGAGCATTGTTCTTAGCTTGTCTTTCCATATCTTTTCCAAGGTGATTCCCGAGTGAGTACATTCCTGCTATCTTTCTGTCGATATCTGATTTAATCTGATCTCCAAGACCCATTTAACCCACCTTCTCTAGTTCACATTGATAACTGACTATCTGACCGTTGATCGATTGCGGGTGGACAGCTATAACAATGAACTTCATGCCATTTACTTCGAATTCGTCTTTAACATTTGTCCCTGCTTGGATATCTGCTTCATAGTCTGCAAGAAGGCCATAATGCTGATCCACATGCTTTTCTCCTGCAAGGGTAGTCACCGTTTTAGGGAAGGCGGTTTTGGACGAAAAAATGCGAACAGTAAAAGGGCCTACGGGTAATTCGACTTCATCAATTGCACCGCCTGCCCTAATCTTTTCTGTTCGCTTAATGGTAATCGTCGTCGGATTTTGTGCGATATTCCATTTCGTATCCTTACGGCGTAGTTCAACGGGATTCATCTTAAATCACATCCGGCGCTTTGAATTTCAAGATTAAACCACTTATATTTTGCTCCTGCTCTTGCTTATATAAAGCGTCATACTGTTTGGCCATAGCTAAAGCAGCATTAATTGCAGTGGTTAAATTTACATATTTGTATCGCTCATTTCCGGCATGATATTCATCATAGTTGCCACGCTCTGCAGCAATCATCCCGGCCTTTTCTGTCCACCCTACAGACACAGCTTTATAAACATTTTGATATTCCTCATATATCTCCCACAAATCATCATCCGAAAAGCGGGTATCACTCTCTCCCCCGCCCTCCGGAATTACTTCATCGAGGAATCTCCTCATTTTTTTAATGATCTTTTCGTCCATTAGGCTTCACCGCCTTATTGTCCAGGTAAAGTAATCTCTTGGACATTCTCCTCGACTGCAGCAAAAACTCCACGCCAGAAGTCACCAACAACCTGTGATTCAACTAAACGAGTTAGATCGCCCATGGTTGCATTGATTTGCAAGCCTTGTTTGACAAGTTCTTTGAATCCACGTTTTGGACGAATCAAGAATGCCTTGCCCTCTGGAACTCCGTCATATACATACTGTTTCTTAGAAACCTGCGCTTCCCAACCATCGTAATAAATGATGTCATTGATTCCTGTTGTAGCCCCGTATGGCGTAGCTTGGAGCGTCATGCTGCCAAGCGCGTCTTGGATATCCTCTTTATTTGCAGAATTAGCCAGCAATACCGTTCCTGGGCGCTTAGCTGTTCTTGCATCCTTCAATGCTTGGCGAAGCGTGGCACGTAACGACAAGAGGTAATGAGCATCACTTGCAGTTCCCTTCGTACCATCAGGTTTTACATAAACGGGAGCGGTCTTATTATCGGATTTATACTTGTAATTAATGATTGGAGCAAGATGTAGGTGATTCAGCAACGCATTATGAGCCTCACCAAATGCTTTGTTCATTAATTCAAAGTTGAATGTTTGGTTGAATATTTGCATTTCCTTGGTGTACTCGAATCCAGCAGAGTAACCTTTGATGCGTGCAATCGGGCCCTGTTCGGCGAGTAAAGAACCGAACTTCACTTCCTCGCCTTCTAGGTGCTCAAAGAAGATAACCGTTCCATATTGAGCCCATTTCGCTTCGAACTCACGCGGGAAGTTTGGATCCTGCAATGTTTCATAGATTGGCTTATAAAGGACTGGTACATCCTCACGACCAAGTTCAACGTCAAGTACAACCTTTTGAAGTAGCTCTTTTCGAGATGTTTCGGAAGTCATCATTTCCCCGATTGGCTTCGACAGCTCATATGTCTCCATTTCGCCGTTTACGATTTTTTTCGTAACCTCAGCTTGTGATCCGTTAATAGAAAAAGGAACCACCGCTTCGATAGTCCCTTTACGTCGTTTTTCTTTCAGTGATTCGATTGAATGAATTCTCATGATTTATCCCCCTTCTAAACCTGTGGCCCCAGAATGAACCAGATGGTGTTATTTTTATCTTTGGCTGATGTAACACGGCCAACGAGGCGATTGTCAGTTTCCGTTTCGGTAAACTTGCCAGTCGCTTCATTCCAATAAATTGGAGTACCAACAGCAAAAGCCTGTGTTGTACTAATTTGGTCTGTTTCATATTCTGCCTGCTCTATGTTCAGACTGACCTCACCTGTTTCACCATCACCGGTTTTAACAGAGTGGAATGCTGCACCAAAAAAGCCATCCAACTGATAGAACTTGCCACTCTCAATCTCTGTTTTTTCAGGAACCGTTACCTTTACACTTTTTCCGTCAGAAACCTTTGCTCGATAAGCATAATGCACAGTGCTTGGGACTGGTTGTCCTTTATATGCCATTCAAATTACCTCCTTATAGCGAAATACGCTTTGTTTTTAACCCTTGAGGGGCTGTGTTTGTATTGGTACCACCAGAACCAACGCCAGCGGGTTGATCTGTATGATAAGAACTGATAATTCCCTTAACCACTCCATCAGCCAAGAAAGAATCCATCTCACCAGCAATCTGCTCTTTTGTAGCATCGGGAGCAAATCCTTTTTCGTGATAGGACCACATTTTGCCGATAGGTGTATTCGGGTCCTTGATATCCTTTTTAATGGCGTCAGATGTAATCTTAGTGTCGATCATTTCACCAATAATCCTTTCAAGCCCCGCTGTTTCTTGGGCTTTCAGTGCTTCAGCGGCACTTTTAGCCGCTGCGACAATATCCATTTCACCAGAAATGCCGAGCGCTTCCTCGACCTTTCTCAATTTGTCAGCGGAAGATGTAAGGTTATTCACCCAATTTGAATCAATATCAGCGGCTACCTCTTCAGGTTTCCAGCCCATTTCTCCCGCAATCATCGGGACAGTAATCTGCTTGTTTCCGAGCATTTGCTTTAATGCTTTTAATAGTTCCTCTGGCGTCATGCCAGCACCTCCTTCATGATTATCCATTTCACCGGAGGGACCTTGCCCTTCCAGGTCCCACATTTCACCGCTCATGGCAACAATGCGAGTGTTCATTCCTGCTCTGTCCAACGGCGTCCAGTCAATTGACATTGGCTCATATCCGACAACATTCGTTTCACCCGCCGCCCTTTGTAACTTCGGAATTCCGAAGATTGAAACCTGGCGAATGCGACCCGCTTTAATCCATCTCTTCAAGTCTTTGGCAGCCGCATCTACCACTCCACGAAAATAAGCAATCTCTCCTACCATCTTTGCCCCTACCCAATGGGTAACAGGCGGCAGGAATTGATTGCTTACATCCTCGGGTTTCTGGTGGCCAAGGAAACCATTTAATGTCTTGCTGTTGACAGCATCAACGATATTTTTTAACGAATTGGCGGTATAGTTCCATCCACGTTTCGATTTAGAAGCGGGGATTTCAACGACAACCTCTAACGGATCTTCATCACCCTTTTTCAGCTCATTGACATCAACACCTGGAGCAGGAGGGATATCATCCAGCCTCATCTCACCAGCGACATTGCCGAACAATTGAAAGATTTTCCTGTCATTGGTCGCCATCTCACCACAAATTAGCACTTTGTCCACTTTCTCACCTCCTTTTATGCATAATAAAAAAGCACCATTGTTAAGTGCTTTGTTCCAGGTCTCTTTTTTCTTTTTCAATTTCTTTTATTACTGCTGCTTTTTCTTCTGCAGAAAGATTGATTTCATTTACTTTTAACATATATTCCATTCTTTCAATGTTTTTCTGTTTCCTAAACTTCATATACTCATCAAAGGACATACCTTGTTTCATCATTTCTGGCCAATCTGGTATATTGTCCAATCCTTCTTCATGCATGGATTAATTCACCTTCTTATAGATTAGATTGTATTCTTTCGAAATTTCTTGGGTTACTTCGTGCACGAATTGATCCCAAACATCATATATAGATGAATCGTTTAGTTGGGGATATTTCTTAGCAATATTGTTATAAATCTTATCATACTTACTCCCGAAGAAGAATGCTTTCCATGAATGACTATAATTTTTACCATCTATCAGATATTTTGAACCATCAATGCATTCAAGCGTTAGTGCCCTTACAGATGGATATCTTATTATTTTATCAATATCTGAACTTGAAAATGTAGTTGTCGATGGATGATTATGTGCAAATATAATGCTTTTAGGTGGACTATTTTTAAGTAACTTTATGAACTCTTTATTTAAAATAACTTGATCTTCTGAATGGCCTTCTTGCTCAAACAAAACCTTCCCATCATCTACATTTAATAAAACTGCTTTTTCTCTTTTATTTGTCTTCATGAATTCGTTCAATTGTTGATGATGGTAGTTTAATTCATTAGAAGTTGTCTGAGAAACTGATAACTCTTGTGTCCAATTTATCGATTGATAGGAAATATGATTAGTTGACTTTATTTCTTTTTGATACCACTGCTCAATATCCGGTTGTGAAGAAGGATCCCTATTCCACTCAATCAACCGATCAACAAATGCATCTGTGTCCTCTAATACTTCCGACAAATAGCAAAGACAATTCGGGTGCGCTGGATAGTCTGGAAGGTTTTCAACTTTATAAACACCAGGACCTAATCCATCTTCATCATTTGCTGCGTTCTGCTTACAGACATCACATGCGTTCCCTGCATTTGACAGGCCCCATTGAATCCCTAAATTTGACGGATTTAATTCAGCCCCCTCTTTGACACCCTCTCCAAATGCAGCAGCCATTTCTGTCCGCGCAAGCCGCAACGACTCATAACTCAAATCCATCTTCAACGGCATGCGTTCCATCATGTTGGGGTATTCTACAACGAAAGTATTGGCTCCATCTCTGACGTACCGTTCTAGCAGTTCCGCTACTTTGACAGGGTGCTCGCCCTCTGCTATTGCTTGCTGCACAATCTGACCAATCGAGATTCTTACTTGTTGGCTCTTTTCCCAAATGCGATCAGACAGATTGAGACCTTTGATTGTCCGCTGTTTCATCTTCTCAACAACTGCGGTGTTTGCACGGAAGTATGCTCGTTCAATGGGTTTCCAGTCGATATGTGCTTTTTTCAGAAAGGATAGCGTTGCCTGCTTAGACTGATGCATTCCTGCCTCAACGCTAATCTTCAAACCTTCATCAAATAGTTTGATAAGTTTGTCCTCGACGGTTAAGGCTTCATTTCTCAAATGGTCATCGATCATTTCGATATACTGATAAGCTGTTCCTTCGAGTTCTCGTTTTTTGATTTCATCTGCGATGCTGTCAACAGAACCAATGTATATCTCTTTTATTTCCTTGCTTTGCCTCAAAAGCAGCTCAATCAGTTGCTTTCTAGCTTCCAACGATAGACGGTCCAATTACTTACACCGCCTTTTTATCCAAACTCTGCTTGATTTTACTCAACTGCTTTTCGAGAAAGGTTTCATCACCAAGCCTTGATCTCTCAAGTTTTGTCAAAGCGATTCGATCCTTCTCTCCCTCGATTTCCGGATCTTCAGTTTCATATTCGTTCATGGTTTCCACCAATTTAGCCAGATAACTAACAGCTGCTTCATGACTGATTATGTTGTTGTTGAGCGCTACTGTGAGGGCTTCCACAGTGATTTTCAGCTCTTCAGCAATTTCCTTACCATCTCTAGGATCAATTTTTTCCCACACAAGATCGTTGGCAAAGGTGGAAAATGACTTATTTTCAGATTGAGCGGTCATGGCCAGTACCATCCGGGCTAGTTGTTGCCAACTGCTTGTGAATTGATCCCTCTTCCGCTCGATGCTCCGCATCATGATTGGCATCTGCTCTTTGACAGATGAAAGACTTGATGGTGTATGAACACCGAAAATGAATTCAGGAATCTCCGAAGCATCGACAATACAGTAAAAGAGCAATTGCAGTAAGCCTTTTGCATCACCAGTAGCGGATCGAGCTTCAATAAATTCTGCATCATCTTCGGAAGTTAGAATTAGCATCTCCTGACCATCAAGATCGATGGTGTTCCCATCCTTGAAATACTTGGCCGGATCGGTAATACCAAAGTTGTTGGCTAGAAAAGCTTTTACATCCTTCAATTTCAACTTCAACCTTGGCGTGCTATGCATTTTCGAACCTTTAATTGCATGAAGAGTCACATCATGATAGGCCTTTAAAAAGGGTTCAATAGGTTCCAACTCACTTTTTCCAAACGCCGCGGTTTCGTCATCTTCATTTTTGAAATGAATAATCGGAATGAAGTCCCAAGGTGTCGTATGCTTACCAGGTTCAACACCTGGCGGAACCTCATCTCCATCAACTTCAATGACTCTTAGCCCTCGACTAATTGTTTGAATGATTTTTGCCTTCTTCTTGTAACCTTTATCATCTTCCCACTCAGTTTCGGATTCCAGGACATATTCTATTGGTTCATTGGTCAATGGATCCCGATTAATCTTTTTCACCATCTCCGGCGGCAGAATGTTGTATTTAAGAACCGTTGACAACTCTGGGTACAGACTTTTATCCTTTTCTTCCTCCCGCGTTATCCAAACAAAGCAATCACCTTCCCTCAGGGCATTTCTATGTGTATCCTGCATTTTGGAACGATTTGCCTTAGTGAAGGCGTCCAATATCTCCTTGGCTTCCTTATCACCAATGTTAAAGTCGGGAACGCCGATAAAGGCTGATTTGATATTGACGATGGGCTTAGCGAATCCGGCACCTAATTTATAGTTGTCATCCTCGTTATAGTAGAGACTTCTTGCCATTTTGTAATCAACCCGACTGCTATCAAGCTTATAAGTAGCACCGATTGTGCCAGTCACTATGCCAAATCGGGCCATAATACTATTGCGAAGCTTCGACATCTCCCCAACAACCTTGTTGTACCATCTAGCCATAGACTCTCACCCCTCTCAGTAGCGCAGCTGTTTCACTGTCAATCGATTCTTGACCAGTTTTCGCAAACGCCAAAACAAGAGCGTCTGCTCTGTCTGGTGAGCGCAATCCGCGCTTTTTCATTTCATCCTTGCTCTCCAATTGAATCTTCCCTTTCGATGTCACACGATACTTTCTAGTGGACAACTGGCCAATCAAGTCTTCATCATTTGGTATCTGTATTTCTCCATCATGGAGATAATCACGAATGGTTGCCCATGACTCAGAACCCCAGTTGAAATAGTGTTCGGGATTTAATGCCGCTCCACCGTTGTGACAATCAATCACATCGATGTATAGCCCCTCTTCGTAAACAATTTCTCGAAGTCTATCGGTAACACCACCGCCGACACCGTCGTCATCAATTTTGATAACACATGAAGGTCTTCCGTATTCGAGCATCAATTCTTTGGCAAGTTTGATGACATGCCCAGCTGTGGTCATTGTGTCCTGTTTGTTGTATGTCTTCAAAAATGGAACGAGATTACCAATACGAGGAATGATGGTAGTTTCATCATCACCGTAGCGGGCCACGTCAACACCGAACTCAAGCGCTGCTTCTTCTGGAATGATACGATTTCCGGATTCATCCATATAAACTTCTCGCATCGCCGCCGCTTCTACCTTTTCCAAATGGATAAAGGTATCAGGCTCCGACTTCGGAAACTCCCCGTAAACTCGGACACGAACTACGTCGCTATCCTCACCATACTTTCGGATAAGACGCTCAATATTTTCCTTAGATGCTCTGGAACTATCCCAGCTGCTCACCTTATGTGTCTTGTAATCAGCCCGATCTCGATGATGAGAATCATAAAAAACCCCGCTCGTTCGAGTAGGGTTGCCACACATCAGCAATTTGTTTTCAGCACCGGATAACGTTCCGAGAATGGCTTCCATGATATCGTCTGCCACACCGGAAGCCTCATCAACGATAAAAAGCATGTAATCTTCATGAAAGCCCTGCATGTTTTCCGGTTTAGTTGCAGTTCGAGCGGTTGCAAACCAGCGCTCTTCATTGCCGATCATATAGACTTTCGTCTTGGTCCATTTGAGGAAATTCTTTACCATTGAAGATTCAAGCCACTTGGCAATTTCAGCCCATAGTACATCGTTCAACTGTTGCCTAGTAGGAGCGGTACAAACTACCTTCGGATTCGGTCTGCAGCATAGGTACCAAATTGCTGATACAGCTTCCAGTCCAGTTTTTCCTACACCTTGGCCGGAACGAACAGAGACAAATGGATGAGCGGCAAGGTCATTCAAGACATTCCTTTGCCATTCATCGGGATAAAACTGTAATATGTCTTCGGCAAAGGCCACAGGATCATCCCAGTAAACATCAAGAAGGTCCACAAGCACGTTGTATGGTTTATTGCTCATTGCGCTTCACCTTACGTTTTTCTGCAACTTCTTTCAGTGCCGTTACCCAGTCATCTGCACTGCTATTGCTATTGTCATTACTGATATTCGCAATTTCAGCATTCAGTTTGTCAATGTTCGACTGTATTAACGATAGTTTCAACGGTTGCTCACCATACGACTTTTCAATGTCATGCTTTTGCTTAATCGCCTTGACAAGCTGGTTGGTGATCCGCGTCAAAGCCTCTTCGATGTTGAGGATATCGTCGATTTTCCTAAACTCTGTTTCTTCCACTTCTACAGTGACAAGTTTGTCTTTATGGATAGGAACTTTCTTCGAATTTCCAGTGTTATCGTCATGAACCTCAATAATTTCTTTAACGGTTCGCATCTCTTTGAGGATGCGACTTTCTTTTTCAGTCAGTCCATTTTCACGTTGTTTAATCCGTTTCATCATTCGTCGTTGCCGGATGGATAACTCCCGGATTGTAATATCGATCTGGTAGAGTGGGTCCGTTTCAATGGCTTCGAATAGTTCCTTTTCATCGTCATCAAGGTATTCCCACATTATCGTTTCATACTCTCCGGTAGTAACTGCATTCTTATTGCCTGATGGCGGACGACCTCCGGGGTTACCCCTAGCATTTTGATTGCCCTTTGGAGCACCTCCACCCCTGTTCCCCTTGGCATTCTGATTACCAGTTGGAGCACCGGAACGTTTAGGAGCGCTCCCTTTCGAAATAGGAGCGCTCCCTTTTGAATCTGTATCCCATTTGTCCTGGGATTTCCATTTTCGTACCGTACTTGCAGACACACCCAACTTTTCCGCAATGTCCACAAGCTTCATTTGTTTGCCACTGTCTAACCATATCTTTTTCGCTTTATCCCGTCTTGGGTCACGCGGTCTAGCCAACCTACATCACCACCCACCTCCGACACTCTGTTATGTTTGAGTTCGTTTTTAAAAATCATCTTTCTGTAGTTCCAAATCTATTTCAATGAGTTTCTTCAAATCATCTACCGTTTTGATCTCAATGCGTCCGTCTTGAAAGTCCTTTATCCATCTGGATATACCCGCCTGTATGATCTTCCGGTACTTCTCTTTTGACTCAAGCAGGCCGCTCACCGTCTTAGCTTCATGCTCTAATAACAGATCATCAATCGAACACTCGTTTGTATTTTTCATTGCCTAGCACCGACCTCTCAACTATAATTGAGGTGAGATAGTGGCTATTGTCATCTGTGGCCACAGCGTTCCACTATCTCTGCCGGTGTTTCGGCACTCTAAGGGAGGGAGGTGTTCCAGCACCTTCCTCTTTTATTTTTTATGGATTTAACAAAACTGGCTCAATACCTGTAAACTCGTAGAACCGTTGCTTGATAACATCACAAAAGACAGGTTCCAATTCCATCGTTTTGCATTTCCTGTCAGTCTGTTCACAAGTCATTAGTGTGGATCCACTACCACCAAATAAATCCACAACAATATCATGTCTCTTGCTGCTATTTTTCAATGGAATGGCAATCAATTCTAACGGCTTTTGTGTAGGATGAACATATTTGGAAATATCCCCTCTACTTACTTCCCAAACAGTAGAAGGCTCCGGAACATCTTCAAGCAATCCAGTACGCCATACGGTTGATTGTTTCCGGTCACCATACCATTCTGGGGATTTCCCTTTTTTGAAAGCGTAGAATACTGGTTCATGCTGCCATCTGTATTGACTCCATCCAAAGGAAGGACAATTCTTCACCCATATACATTGAGAACGAACAATAATCCCATGTTTATTCATGGTGTTTTCAAATACACGTTGGTAGGATGAACCATGAAATACATATATGGCTGCTGAATCTTTCATAAGAGCTGCATACCCTTTGAATACATCACTTAAAAATTGATCAAATTCCTCTGCTGACATATCATCATTTAGAATGGAATCTCTCCCGGACTCACTTAATTCCTTTGATTCACTGGTGACGGCCACATTGTAAGGAGGATCCGTAATTACGAGATCTGCCTTGTCGTTTCCCATGAGCTTTGCAATGTCTTCTGACTTTGTTGCATCACCACAAACTAAAAGATGACGCCCAAGTTTCCAGACGTCACCATAATTTGTTTCAGGCTCTTTGATATTTTCAAGTGCAGCTTGAACATCGAATTCATCTTCTGTGACTGGATCATCTATTTCCGTATCTGAAGGTAAAATGGCAATGAGATCGTCCAGCTCCTCTTCCTCGAATCCGGTTAAATCTATTCCAATTGAACTTTGGGATAATTCATGCAGCAACTCCGCTAATTTTTCGTCATCCCATTCACCGCTTATTTTATTTAGAGCAATATTAAGCGCCTTTTCCTTTGTGAGGTCCATATCAATAACTGACACTTGAACCTCTGTCACACCCTCATCGATCAGCACCTTCAAACGCTGATGACCGCCAACCAGATTACCTGTCTGCTTATTCCAAACAAGTGGTTCAACATACCCGAATTCTTGAATTGATCGTTTCAATTTTTCGTATTCCGGATCACCTGGTTTTAAATCCACTCTCGGATTATAAGGTGCAGGATTTATCTCGTTGATTGAAATTTTGCTTATCAGCATTTTAACTGCCACCTCCGAATTTTAGGCATAAGAAAAGGCGCCTTATTAGGCACCTAGTTTGTTTTGCTTATTTCGATGCTATTTCATACCCATCTTCATCGACCTCAATAATACTACACGTAAGTACATTGGATAGGTTAGTTAAGTCGCCATAGACCCCAAACCAACCATCATTGCTGTTCATAACCTCATTAGCGACATGACCATAATCCTTTGCCTTATATTGTACATATAGCTTTTCTTCTCCGTTTATCAACTTAAATCGAACGTTAAAATAAGCCAACTTATATCTCACCTCTCTTTTGTCTACCTTAAGTTCTTCGACAAAAGGAGATATTTTCCTGCAACTATTTACCTAAATACCATACGCTTCTTTGTTTAGTTTTCTAACGGCAATACTTTTCGCCACTTCCAGGCTTTTCGATTTGCCTTTCACTAAAACATTCGGGATAGATGGATCTTCATAATCGAAGAGATTCAAATAAACCTCAAATCTCCCAGGATATTCTATAATCATGTAATCAACCACATCGTTTTGAGGATTTATCATCAGGCCTGTGTCACAACCGATTGAGCCGACAGCAAAGTTCGGATCATCAAATAATTTTTGCAATTTGTATCCCACTTACAACCCCTCCTTTTTGACTACTCACTTCTACACAGGAGGACTATTTACCTACTTTAATCAATCGACAATAATCACCAAAATTCTCTAATTTGCCATCCGCATCAACTCTAAAGTGTTTTAGTCATAAGGAAAAGCACCTCAATAGGTGCATTTTATTTATTGATTACCTGGTATTCTTTTTCTACGAAATCCACTATTTCTTGAAATTTCTCAGCTTTAAAGAACGTCTCCGGGCAAATACTAGCAGCGCTATAATTATCTGTCTTTTCTTTGACAGGAATAATTGTCATCTGCACTATATCCTTAACCTTAAAAGCCTCTTGTTTACTTTTATATTCATAGTTCTCAAAACGTCTCTTAACTTCTTCATATAATTTATACCCTTGTCCACTTTCCTTAAAATCCCAAGACTTGTGATCTTCTTGGTAGTTAATAGATAATAAAAAATATGCCAATACTTCCCCCCCCTCCCATCGAACCTATTCGACAAAAGGGACTATTCACCTACTGTAATCGTTCGACAATAAGTGACAAATTTATTAGATTACAATTCACTTTTCTTTCTTACTAGCGATTATAAAATCCTCATCATTATCAATTTCTATAGTTTCTAATTGATTAAAAATCCCTTCGATTGATTTATAAATATTCATCTCTTTTATTGAAGTGCTACTGAAAGCCCAAGCTAGAAACAATTGACTGATTATCAAAAGTATTGGTCTTGTGACTCTTTTCCAATTATTTAACTCCTCATCATTTATCTCTTTTTGTTCTAGCTCGTTATCAGTCGAGGATATAATAATATTTATTTTAAAAGCAATATTTAATAAAGCCGGGTGTTTTAAATTTATTTCATCTAATGCTGTCTCTATTCCATATTCGGTTTCGGTTTTAATCTCTTCCACATTTTCAATCTCTTCTTCTAAATTATCTATCAAACCATCATTGATGTTTTTTGATACAGAATTCAAAAATCCTGAATAGGTGAGTGATTGTGAAAAAAGCTTTGGATTTTTTCTTAAAGTTTTAAGAGCATCTATCTGCTGAAAATATTGTTTCATTGAAATATGTGGAAATTGAGTGCTCCACATTGAAAGGTTTTTTAAATTTAAAGCATCAATAAGTGATTCAGAATCATTGAGATCAAATTCTAATTTGAATGCTTCTTTAAGTTGAACGTTAGTTTTAAACATCTCCTGAAGGTTAATAATATTATCGAAACTTTCTTTAAGCTTTTTAAATATATCTAGATCCATATCCATTCCTCCTTATCTAAGTAATTCAACATAAGGAGGGATTTAACCTTCTTAAAAGGAATAGCGCCATCCTTTTCCGAGGACAGCGCCGACAGATACAAAAACACTTTTCACTTATACAGACTTCGTATGACAAGCGTATGACAAAAATAATTTAACCCACTCTTTTTTCCACTTTTTTTCTCGCTCTTGAGATGTACATTTGCACCGTTGCTTTGCTTAAACTGAGTTCATTCGCAATCCTCTGCATACTCAATCCATGTGCAGTATGCAAAATATAGCATTGCCTCTCTCGAAGTGAAAATGATGAAAGAATATCTGCCAAAATCACTTTTTCCTCTCTGGTCATCATTAATTTCTTTTCATTCACATCATCCAACTGCTCCGTAATATCCGGGATCAAGTCCATGCTTTCAAGAGAACGAATTTGATAAACCGATTTTTTATCAACGCCCCGATATGTGCCTGGCTGTCTTCCTGTTTCTAGCCATTTAATAACAAAATCCATATCCTCTGCCATGCTATTAATCATAGTCTTATACTCACTTTCGACAGGATTCTTTTTATCCAAATTTTTGCTGGCTTTTAATAATTGTCTTTTTCCATCTGAGTATTCTTGAATCAATTTGTCCGCCCAATTTGGCATAAAAATACCTCCTAACGCTGCCTAAATGAACCTCTGTGTCTCCTGTATGTCGGTCTGTTTACATCCATAAGGCTTTTGAGTTCGAATTCCGTTAATCGCTCTGTACGACGTTTCTGCGGCTTCCTGTGTTGCTTAACTTCTCGATGGTGCCATTTCCAATCCTTCAGTTGCTCTTTCAAGCTTCGATTCACAGTTTTACTCCTTTCAACAAATAAAAAAGGACACCAAACAACGCATATTGCGTCATTCAGTGTCCTCTGGTTGGCCAGGGGGACCATAAACTATGATAGGAAAAATCTAGTCCAAGACATCTAAGTCATCTATCTCAACAAAGCCGTTTCTGTTCGTATCTAGATATTTAACTTTTACTCTTTCCAGGTCTTTTTCGTTACGTTTATCAAATCCTAAGATTTGAACCCTCCGATCACGATTCTTCTTTTTTTGCTTATTGAGTGGCTTAATCACCAATTCACTTCCTATTTTAAAAGTAAATTCCGATATTTTTTCTTGATCAATGTACCTCTTTACTCTTGCTTTTTCTATTAGACTTTCGTCATTCAAATAAAACCTTACATCTACACCTCTCAAATGTCTTCTACCCCTTTCATTCAGTGTCCTCCAGTAGGCTAGCGGACTTATTTAAATAACCTTAACAAAAGTGACATCCTCCAAGTTAGATCATAGTATTCATAAACATGATGGAGTTGTGTTAATTTAACATTCAAAAAGTATCTATATTCGTTCTTACTAATTTCATTATTACAATAAGAGTCATACATCGCTTTAATGTCTGTAATATCCAAGAGATCTTGTGTATTAAAAAAGATGCTATCATCCTTCGTAAATTTTTCGTAAACCCGAGTTAAATATTCAAACGGTTCATCATGATCTATGCTTGAAATTCCATAATTTATCATGGTTATTTTTGATAACAATGCATCTTTTCTCGATGAATCATATAGTGACAGGAATGCGAAAACAATAATTTCGTATATAACCAGAATCACTGTAATTTTCTCGAACATCTCGATGTTCCTAATATTCTTAATCAAACTAAAGAAACTACCTTCGAAGAAATAGCTTCCCAAACAAACTATGATAAGCAATTCGAATAGAAATATTAATACTTGGGTTAAATATCTCCTAAAAATCAAAACTCCTACCTCCGCATTCGATTGTTGTTATTCAGTGTGCTCGAGATGCCGGTATTAGCCTTTTTAATTCCAACTCCAAAAATCTTTAGTACTTCTCTTAAACTAATTAATAGATCAAAAAATAATAACGGAACCAAAACAACTTGAATTAGAGTTATTTCTTGAGGTTTTTCCAAAGATAACGTTCCTGAATCAAAATCAAAATTGAAATAGACTATCAAATAGATAGCAATAGCTAAAAATACAACCTTTAGTAAATATTGGTAATTAGCAAATGCATCACTTTTAATAATAATAGAAGCTAAAAAATATAATAATGATGCGATAATAAAAGGTGTCCATATGTCCCATGCAACATCAAAAGGTATTTTTACGACTTCAGCACTCAAAACTCTTCCCCCTCTTCCTTCCGCATCCTCTTCACTTTCCCTTGATGAGTAACAATCTTGTACTCTCCGTGAGGAGGAAGCTCTCTCAACTTAGCTTTTCCATCACAGATGACGATTACACAGCTGGATGGAATATCCATTAAATCTAATTGTAGTCTATTTGAACTAGTCAGTTCAATATCTTGTAATCTCATAAAAAGATCCCTCCCAAATATGGTATAATCAACTTGCTGAATTGATTTAGCCGGGAGGGATCCTGGCTTATTTTTCTGTTTTTTGTGGGTCCCATGCCACTAATAACGGTTCTTTATTGTCTCGGTGCCTTATCAATTTTTCTCTTGCCTCTAACCAGGAACCGCCCTCTTGCTCATTCAGCGCATCCACGTAGTTTTTCCACCTTTTTTGCACAATCCGAAATTCTTTCGTCTTCACACCCTTGGTACATTCGAGTGGACTAATCACATCATGCGGAATAATGATTTCGATGCCTATCGGCGGTACGTTCTCGTGGTCCTCAGATAGAAAATCGAATATATCCATTTGTTCTAAGACGTTCACTTTAGCTGCAGAATCGTTACTATTTCCTTGATATTTGTTATTTTCAATGAGAGGTCCGTTACTTTTATCCAGTTTTTCGTTCATATAGTTCAGCTTGAACCTTGACCTTTGAAATGCTCCCATGTGTGACCTTACTGAGTTAAAATTTGAAACAAAGAAACTACTAGGGCCATTAGGAAAGACAAAATATTCTTTCCCCTCCTGCAATACAGTTATTAGATTAGCATCTATACATACGGCTTTCATCAATCGCACCTCTTGTCTTGATCAATAAAACGTCTTGCGAATCTCAGCTGCTGCTCGATGTATGGATCATTCTCTTTTCCCCCTGATGCCAACCAATCCCCTATTCGTTGATTTATATTCTTTAGGACTAATGCCGGTAATTTGTTTGATAATAAAATAATTTCTTGTAATGGACTCAACTGCATCCCTCCGATTTCCATTTATTTTGCAGCTTGAATTTGATACAATGAACCAAATCATTTTCGAGGTGATCATATGTGTGGCCGTTTTACCCTTACTGCTACATTCCCTGAAATTATTGACCGGTTCGAAATCCAAAATCTCTTTGACGAAGATTTGTACTCACCCAATTACAATGTCGCCCCATCTCAAAATGTCCTTGCTGTAATCAATGACGGTACATACAATCGACTTGGCTATCTGCGTTGGGGGTTAATACCTTACTGGGCCAATGATCCTAAAATTGGCTATAAGATGATTAACGCTCGAGCTGAAACTTTAGCTGAAAAGCCCAGCTACCGTAATGCATACAAGAAAAGACGCTGCTTAATCCTTGCTGACTCTTTTTATGAATGGAAACGCCATGAAGATAAATCCAAAACTCCCATGCGTATCAAACTTAAATCCGAGGACCTCTTTGCTATGGCCGGATTGTGGGAAACATGGAAATCCCCGGAAGGCGAATCAATTCATTCGTGTACGGTTATCACCACTAGGCCCAACGAGCTTGTAAAGGATATACATGATAGAATGCCGGTTATCCTCAAACCCGAGAACGAGTCTGTTTGGCTTGATAAGTCCATCACTAATACGGACCAGCTTAATGACCTATTGGCTCCATTGCCCGAAGACCTGATGGAAGCTTATAAGGTATCAAGCTTGGTCAATTCTCCCAAAAATAACAGCCCTAATTTAATACAGAAAATCTGTTAGGGGAGGTTGCTCCCCTTTCAAATGCATCATTTGTCGAACTGTTTTTTTCACCCCGTGAAAAATTCACTATTCCAGCCACAACGACTTTTGATATAATAAATGAACTTTAAGATTGCCACTGTAGCTCCAGAAGGGAAGAGCGCCGGAAAACAATTGTGCACCCGGGTCGCAAGGCAAGGGTTTCAGAAGCACCGAAAAGCAAAAACAGCTGAGGCAGGTGCAATTCCTGCCGGTGAAATTCCGTAGGGAAGCGTGTTCTCCCCTAGCCTATGCTTAGGAAACGAGTGCGGGTTCGAATCCCGTCAGTGGCATTAGTTCACTTCCTCAAATCTTCCCTTCTCGTATTTAACTATCGACAGCTTATGCGGATACCTTTTATGAAACATCTTCTCCTTAATCCGGAAAACGTCCGTCTTAACTCCCTTTACGTCCACCACTTCAATAGTTCCGTCCTTATGGTGTATTTCAAAGTCCGCAATGTAATCTATCTTTCTGTGAGTCTTTCCATCTTTCTCAAACGCTTCCTGCAAAAGATACCGAGGTTGGATCCGGAAGAAGAGAATCTGCTTGTTAGCCTCCAGCCACTTCAGCTGCTCATAATATTTGCTTTCAGCGACCGAATCGAACACGATTCCGTCAATTTCTCTTTTTCGGTTTTTATACTTGGATCGCGGTTTCCGTTTGATCTTCCGGTACTCCGCTACGGACATCCTCTGTCCCATGCTAACCCTCCTAAAAGAACTGATTTGCTTCACACTCCGTATCAATTTCCCTAAATGACATCAGTACCGCCTCTGCCCTGAGCTCCTCATATGGAAGGTCATGGACTGGTACACCATCCTTTGTATGAGTCCATCCCTTTTCAAGCAGCTGATCAATATAAAATTTGCGTTTAGCATTCTCTGAAACTTGAAATTTAGCCATTTATACCGCCTCCTTCTTAAACTTCGCCCTAGCCTCTTCCAATCGTCTTAATCGTTCCTTTCGATCTGCTTCCAGGACCTCCGCCGATTTTGGTCCGCATACCGGGCAGGTTACAAAAAAAGCCAATGGTCCGTTATCATCCTTCATCACGTGAGTTCCGTTACAAAAGTTACACATGCGTTAATCCTCCAATCGATGGTTTAATATTTTTCGATCTCCTTTAATAACTACAGTAAAGTCCTTGCACATTTGATAAATCCTAGTCCCGAGTGCTTCATCAACATTGCAAAGCTCGTCCACCGTCAGTTCTGATGACACCATGATTGGCATGTGATTTAAATACCGGTTGTTAACGACCGCGTACATTTGCTCTATCTGCCATTCGGTGGCTCTCGGTTTCCGTTCCCTACCGGTCGGCTTGAATAGGTCGTCAATGAACAGAACATCCACTTTTTTCATGCGTTCCACCTTTTCTTCCAGTTTGTCGAAGTCGTCTTTCAAATCGTTGAAGCCCTCAACATATGGGAAGTAGAGAACCGGTACATGTAATCTATTAATCAAGTTGTTTGCAACCGCAGTAAGTAAATGAGTCTTGCCGGCCCCAGGTTGTCCGAGTAAAGCAATACTGTTTTGCCGTTGGCACTTGATTGCATCAAACTCCTGGAAATATTCAAGGGCACAATCGTAGGCATCCTGTATCACTTGTGGTTTGCCCTTAGTGTTGAAGTTTTTGAATCCTAGTTTTTTAAATTCCTCCGTAATTTCACTCGATTTCATCAAGCGTTGCGCCCGGCGCCATTCGATGCAGCTGCACCTGATCCATACTTCATTGGGCCATTCACCCTGAATGTAACCAAGTTGGTCTTGACATTTTGGGCAGTCATACTGTTTTTCTTCTTCGGATTCGTCCAACTTGACCTCCTGTGATTGATTCGTCCTTAGGCGGAGTTTTTCCAGGACCTCGGCTATGTTCTGGCTTGCCATGCTCAGATATCCTCCTCTTTGCCAGCCGTCGGGCATCATCCCTGGCTTTTAATTTTTCGTAATGGTCGTCAATATATTTTTCGCAATAGCTGAATGCCTTTATGGATCCGTTCGGCTCACGTTCGGCATATTCGCTAAAACACTGCTCAAGCAATTTGATTGTTTGTGGCAACGGCATACCACGGGCGACAATCCGGGCGATTGCTTCATAGTCTTTTGCATTTGGATAAACCGGACGACCTTCTTGTATTGTTCGTAAGTCGATGAATTTTTCAGCAATGGCATCGACAGGGTCAATATCTTTATTAGTAGTAGTAATAGTAGTATTTATAATATCTTTATTAGATTGGACACTTTTGTCCGATCTGGAATGGACATTTTTGTCCACTCTCTCCGACTGATTGGACATTTTTGTCCGATCTCTATTTTCAGATTGGACATTATTGTCCAATCTCTTTAAATGTCCTCTTTTTGAATTTCTGACAGTTAAAACCAACCCATAAGGGGCCCGAGTGATACGTAAGTATCCATGCTGCTCTAGTACATCGAGCCACCTTCTGACGGTCTTCTCATTAACTCCGAATATCTCCGATAAATCCGAGAGTTTGTGGGGCTGGTTCCCTTTTACGATGCCCCACACAATGCCATCCTTCTCTTTTTCCGATGTCGTTGAACTGATACACCATAAAAACAACCAAATAGCATTTCCGATCTTTTTATAATGCTTTGGTGTAAGCAATCCTGAGTAAGTGTAAAATGGATAACTGTGAGGCACCGAATCACCTGCCTTTTAAAATGAGATGCCTTTTTCAATCAAACGGAGCTTCTACTTGTTCTGATTCTTCACTCTGACCTTCCTCAACCTCCGGCATATCTTCCATATCGATGAACTCCGGCTCCGAAGTAACATCTTTCCGTACAACTTCATCTTGTATAGCCTGTTGCTGGATCTCTACACTGATCGGCAAATACTTCCACATGTGCCGGATTACTGTTTTCTTAGCCATTTCCTCGTAATCTGTTGCCCAAGGACTATGTTTGGACCTTGCGGCAGCTGACCGACTTTTACGTTTTTCGATATCCTCTTTTGCCATGTATTCAAATTGGTAGCCACCATCTTTAAAGTGCGCCACCGCATATGCTCCGATGATTTCCCCTCTGTTTGATCCTGCTGGCTTATGTTCTAACTTGGGGTGCAACCCTAATGCATAATCGAATTCGTCATTTTCAAATACCGCATGAGCATAAATGTTTTGAATTTGTCCGGACCTACGGGCTAAATCAATCATGCCCTTGTAACCGATGATAAAAGTGGCTTCTTTTCCGTATGGGATGATGTAGCAATGACCGATTAATCCGGGCTCTAATCCTAATTGAGCCGACTGCATTACTGCTCCCATAAGAGATGAAATGTTGCACTCCAATAGCTTTGGTGTTGTTCGAATTGTTGTGAGGGCAATTCTTGCAAGCCTGTCAGCATCCATGTGTTTTGGAAGGGCCTTTTCAATTTCAGGCCCCATTTTCTTTAAGTAAGCAGCAATTGTATTAGCTGGTGATGCCGGTTTATTTCCGTTAGCCTTGTTTGCTAGTTGATTTTTAATGTCCTGGTTAGTTGCCATTCAATATCCTCCTATTTGACCGCAAATCTACGGTAGATTGATTGTTTAGTGAATTTGTTATAAAGCTCCGGATATTCTTTTGAAAAGCGTTTGCTATCAAATTTGTTTGATGTAATTGATTTCCATGTGACAATACGACCTCCAGCAACCGCCTTTTCGTTTTCTCCCATAAGGGCTTTGACCTTGTTCTCGTACTCTTTTTTCTGCATTTGCAGTTCTTTCAACTCGGTATTTACTTGATCTAGAGCATCAATAAGTTTCTCAGTATCAGGTGGCAATGTAATTTCTGATTCCGGGATAGCCTCTGGATATAAAGTTTTAAGTAATTCAGTCGAAGCATCCGAACCGTCAAAGGCTGGCGGGTTTTCTTTGAGAACATGTTCTTCCCAAAAATTCTTTTCAATATCGATAAGGTACTGGATCAATTCCTCGTCCCGATCCACCTTCTTATAGATAAATTTGTTACCACCAACCAATACCGCAATCCACCAAGCTTCATAACCTGTGACTGCCATATAGTGCTGACATTGAATCAAGTAAGCTGCAGGGACTTCATCATCCATCCAACTGTCTTTCAAGTATTCGGATGCTGTCTTACATTCCAGCCCTTCTCTTTCCCCCACAATCAACCTGTCAACGTTGGCAAGCATAAAGGAATGCTCCGAGTGTTTTAGTATGGCGTTCCTTTTTCGGACCTTCATACCGGTTCTTTTCGCAAATTCTTGGGCTACAATATCCTCCATGACGTTTCCCCAATAGGCTGCCTCCCCTGCTTCGTCCTCCGGGGCCTGTCCCACTTTTTCAAGATAAACAGCTACAGGTGACTTCCATTTATTCAAACCAACTATGGCAGCTGCATCTGAACCGCCAACGCCTTTCTTTCTCGCTTTAAGCCATTCCTTACGAGACATATCATTTGTCATCATCAGAATTTCCGCTTGCATTTTTATCCTCCTTTACCGCCATTACACCTGTGTGATATAATGCCAGTGTCAACAATGTTATAAAGATTGCTTGGGACCTCTGCTGCAACAGGGGTCTTTTATTTTGCCAAAGTGAACCTTGCTCCAAGATGTTCAATGAGAAAGTCCTCCAGGTTTTCTTCCAATATCACATCATCATCAATTTCAATAATTGAGTCCCCTTCAAGAATTTCATCACCCATGGCATCTGTGCCCCAATGCTTTTCATGATCATTCCAATGACTATCAACCACCATCGAATTTTCAATTTCTTGTCTTAGTTCCACTTTCTGATCTCCTTTCGTTGATGATGAAAGTTGTAATACAGTAGAGTGATAGAATGATGAACGGTATCCCCCACATTATTAAGGCTGTCCACCAGTTATCCATTGAGTAACCCCTGTATGACGACAATCCCCATTCCTGACTTCTCTGCTTCTTGCAATATCAATTGCAATTCATTGATTTTTTCCTTTTCCAACTGCATTTTTCTTAATTCTTTGAAGGACCTCAGAGCGTTCTCTGTAGCGATGATAGCTCTCTCAAAATCTCCCTCAACCAGTTCGTTCCGCATAACATAAATACAATCCATAATGCAGGTTGTTTCTTTAAATGCAGCGTGGTAATCCTCAGTCAAAAAACTTTTTACATCCATAAAATGAACCCTCCTATTAGTGTTGATACTCTTGTTAGGATTTCAGTGAGCGCCGTTAGGTCTGCTCCACATAACATGGCCGCCGCAATTTCCGGTGCATTAGTAGCTTGAAACCATCCGATTAAGTCGGCGGCCTTTAACTCAATTTGATCTCTTTCGAGTTTCGATATGTTTGGACGCGATATTTTAAGTTTAATTGCCATATCTTCTTGCGTAAGACCTGCCCCTTTCCTCCAACTCCTTAATAGAGGACCGAATTTCATCTCCTTCAATTTTTCACCTCCTTCGAATGTTCAAATTCTGAACATGTTCCGAGGTTGAACAGACATTTGTTTCAAAGGCTAGTAAACTAGTATTAAGATGTAGTTTTCAGGGGATTTTTCCCCTTCTTGACATACTTCCTGGCAATCTCTATCAGTCGCTTTTGAGCGGCCTTCTTAACCTTCTGTGAGTGCTCACCTTCAATAATTGTGATTTTTCTTTTCAATCAGCTCACTCTCCTTGGAATCCAGTTTTCAACGTAGCGAATGGCCGACTGTAGTTCTCTGCGTTTCACATCTTTGTAGGAAGCTACTGCAAACCTATCTTTGATTTCCCGGTAAATTTCACGGAACAATTTCGGCCTTTCTTCTGGATCGTTGCAAAGTTCGTATACTTTAGCTGCAACTGCCTTTTGTAGTCGTCGCTGTTCACCATGGTCTAAGGTGATTTGCTCATCTACTTTTTGATCAACTTGTGAAACTAGCTTTCGAAGTTCATGTTGTTCTTTAATAATCGAATCACGGCTCTCCACAAGGTCTGCCGTCGTTCTGAGAACTGTTACTAATGCTTGGTCCTTTGACAATGGCACGATTTTTTCTTTAATACGGTAGTATTCATCGACTAACATTTCATAGGCATCCCAAGCTCGATCGGTATTCAGGGATTTTGCATGTAGCCAAGCTCCTTTTTCAGTCCAAAGATATAAAACGGATGTAAATTTCAGGCTGTCGTCAAATTGACGTGACCCTTTAAATTCCCTTAACTCTTCTCCGGTTAAGGAAAAATAATGCTTCCCTTGGGTGTACCTTTCAGAGTTACGCTGAAAATTTCTATTGATGATCTTAGTATCCGCTCCAAAAGATTCAGCGAGTTGCGCGGTTGTTAATACACGTTGTCCGTTTTGAGTGATTGGCTGTAAATGATTCATAGTTACCTCCTTTATGGATTTTGAATAACTTGCTGCTTGCATAGAAGGTCAAGCTCAACTTCCAGTTTTTTTATCACTTCAGGTACTTCGGAAAATGTGACGTTGTTGTTTGCTAGAACTTTGATTAATTGGTCAGTGACCATTTGTTTTTGATTGGAGTTCAAGGTGTCACCTCCTAACTGACTTCTTTTTCATTTAGCAACATTTTGTTGCTTTGATTTTCAAAAAAAAGAGTCCAATCAACATCAAGAACTGAGGAAATATTCTTTGCAATGGTAACGCTTGGTGTACGATCTCCGCTTTCTATCATGCCATAGTATTGTCGTTTAATACCGGCTTTGTCTGCAACTTCTTGATGAGTAAAATTTTTTGTTTTTCTTGCTGTTGCAAGCCAATCTCTCATCTAATGTTCACCTCCAAACGAAACGTTTTGTTGCTTTATTAATTAACATTATACGCAACAATTTGTTTCTGTCAACACTTTAACGCAATTTTTTGTTTCTATTTATTTACGCAACTATTTGTTGCTGTATACTATTACTTAATTGATGATTTGCGAGGAGAAAAAAATGAGTTTTCAAAAACGACTTAAAAAATTAAGGTTAAATAAAAAACTAACACAACAGGATGTCGCAAATTTGTTGGGAATCACACGGCAAGCGTATGGTTATTACGAGAGCGAAACGAGTAAAAGAGAGCCTGATCTTGCTTCAGTGAAAAAACTCGCAGAACTATTTGATGTAACTACTGATTATCTTCTTGGAAGAACTGTTAATAACGAAATAAATAATGAAGTCACTGTTGCTGGTCAAAAAATTACCCTTTCTCCAGAAGAGTTAAAACTTTTTGAAGAACTTAAGAAGAACCCGGTTCTCTTCCATGACTTAGCCTCAAATCCAGAACAAAAGATAAAAGAACTAATCAAACTCTATAAAATGAAAAAGATACTCCTTGAAGATGATCAAGAAGAAGCCGATGGATTTGGAGAATTAGAGGACTGATAAAAACAAAATAAATTATTGTTTTACATTTGCTTTACTAATTTAGACATTAAAGAAAGCGCACTCACGATCAAATAGGTCGTGTTTATTTTTATAAAAGCAACAGGAATATTTAACCATTACATTTGATATATACGTGGTTTGTTTACTGGAAGTGATAACATGCAGCTGGATAAAAAATATAATTTCGATTACTGGGAAGAACGAGCCTATAGGGTTCTCTCCCATTTTAACTATACATATCCCGATGAAATTGACATGTATGATATATGTTGGCGGTATGGTATCCAAATAAAACCGCTGGAACTGCCCTTTATGGATGAATCTGTAGCATATGAATCTATTAGTCATTTAAAGGCATTGTCCATTCCCAAAAATAAAGGGCGCCGAGGAACTATATACCTTAAACCAGGCCTAAGACCTATTGAAAAGAAACTGATCCTTGCTGAAGAGTTTTGTCACCTTTATAGTCATTGCCAATCACAACTATCCGAGGACCCTTATCAGATTGCCAAAACTGAAAATCAAGCCAAGCGTATGGCGGCATATCTTCTTATGCCAGAACATTTTTTAAAAACAGTTTTTAATGTAGCCATTGAAGAGGCTGTACTCATTTCTGACATTGCCGATTTTTTTGTTGTGACTGAGGAATTTGTACAATATAGAATGAACCTGACCTACAATAAAAAAATGGATGCTTTGCTATACGCAAATGGAAAATTAGGGACTTTTGAGTGGATAGATTAAAATCGATTTTCTTTTGAGATAGCTTGAATCTTAGGTCCCCGTTTGGAATTGGTATATCTATAAAAGCTTAAAATTTTTGTTAATATTAACGTTGGAACTATGCCACGAAAGAGGATAAAGAGGGAGGGAATATATGATATCTATGAAGAACGTTAGGAGAGGCTACACTCAGGCAGAATTTAATGAAACTGCATCCAACTGGTTGTTTGGTGAAATTCTATTGCTGTCTGTATTTTTAGGTCTTGCCTCCAGTTCATGGTGGGTGTTTGGAGGAATACTTTTAGGCATGATATTTATGCTTAGGGTTAGAAAACTAGCAATCATTTTATTGACATTATTGTCGATCTTTTGGACAGTTATAACTTTTTGGCTAGGATTGAAATATGGTGGCTACGGTGCTGCTTTTGTATTGTCAATAATAGTATTACTGGTAACTCGTGGTCTTCATCTTAGGGCCCTTGAATGGGTTGACGACGTACAATATACAGAGGAATAAATAGCAAATAAAAAGCATTATAGATAAGTCAAATAATAAATGATCTCTTTTTTAAGTACTTAAGAACAGGGAGAAAAGTTATGAAAAAAGTTTTTATTAGTGTGTTCATTTTGTTCTGCGCTCTAGCACTGGTTGCATGTACATCATCAGAATACAAAAAACACATGCAGCAAGGTAGAGAATTTGCTAAGGATTATCAACTTGAAAAAGCTGCTTCCGCCTTTAATAAAGCATTAAAGGAAAAACCTAATGATGAACAAGCTCTTACTGAGTTAAAAGAAGTCGAAGAGCGACTGGAAAAAATTAAACTAGAAGAATTAATTAAAGCCCAAGAAGCAGAAGAAAAGAAAAAAGAAGCTCAGAAAAAAACAAAAAGCAAAGAAAATAATGAATCAAGCGAAAACGGCTCACAAGATTTAACTGACGAGGAGTTCGATTCTTGGGTTAACGATCTTATCGAAACTGGTGATGGAATTATAACAAGTGTTGAACCCTCTATGGAAGATGATTGGGAAGTAACCAATGTATACGTTAGTTCCGATTTCTTCATTCCTAGTGTCGACCAACAATTGGCTATGGTGGAATCTGTAGGTCCTGCGGTTCAAGAAATGGTTGAACGATCTGGTAAATCTCCGTATACAGGCGTGGTCTTTAGATATGAAAAAGATGATCGCATTGTAGCAGAACCAAAACTAACTGGTGGTTATAAAATTAAATAATAGTAGATTAGCCCTTCGGGGCTTCTCTTATAAATATCTAATGAACAAAACACTTCCAAGAAGCTAAGCACTCTTTTTGCAACAAAATTAAAATGGGGGTAATTCAGGTGTTTCTTGATTTTTTGCTAATTATGGCCATCCTTGCTAGTGGAGCGGCATTATTAGCTTTTATTGTCCTCTCTATCATTAGAGGTTTATTTAAAAAAGGGCCATCATTTAAATTTATCAGTTTGATCACAGGCGTACCATTTCTGGCCTTATTCATTCTTACTTTTATTTTGGCACTTAATATTGAACCAACAGAGCAAGTATCAACGGCACCAGAAAAAGAAACTCAGACGAAGCAGGCTGAAACAGAAAAAACATTTACACCAGAATTAAAGATTGCTAGTGAGGTTATTGACAACCAAGTTGAAATTTCCGGAGAGACCAATTTTCCGGATGAAACCGCCCTCTTGGTTACCCTAAAGGATAGCAAGGACAAGAATGTAGAAAAAGCAGCTACTGTCCAGGACGGAAAATTTTCATTAGATGCCATTCCTATCGAAGAATTGAAGTCAGGAAAACAAGAGATAAAAGTATCGTTGCACGATGACCAACCTGATTCGGTTATAGAAGTAATAGGTCTCGATGGAAAATTATTGGCTGGTAAGTTTGTTGATGATGAAAAACAATTAAAAGTATCTGCCAAAGTAGATGTTCCCAGTGAGCGCTCCCCTCCTAGTGATGTAAAGGGAGAAAAAGTTAAAGTCACCCGTGTTGTTGATGGTGATACAATCGAAGTTGATTTAAATGGCAAATCAGAAAAAGTTCGAATGATTTTAGTAGATACCCCGGAAACTAAGCATCCACGGTTGGGAGTGCAGCCATTTGGTCCAGAAGCTTCTAAATTCACGACTAAAACCCTAGAGAATCAAATGGTCACCCTTGAGCTCGGAACGCAAGAAAGGGACAAATATGGCCGTCTCCTTGCCTATGTTTGGATTGAGGACAAGCTCTTTAATAATATGCTGCTTGAAAAAGGGTTTGCCAGAGTGGCCGTCTATCCCCCGAACACGAAATATCTTGATGAATTTGAAGCCACACAAGAAAAAGCTAAGAAAAAAGGCATCGGCATCTGGGCAATTGAAAACTATGCTCAAGATGATGGATTTAAAGAGCCGGAAAGGGAAAAAGAAAAAGCTGTTGCTATTGCTCCTAAGAAAGATACAAATCAACCACCTTTGAAGAAAGCTGAACCGAAGCCAGAGCCACAACCTAAAAAGCAAGTAGCTCAGCCGGAGCCAAAGGCAGAAACTAATCCTGCTCCACAGCCCAAACCTGAAACAAAGCCGGCACCAGCTCCTAAGCCAGAACCGAAGCCTGCGCAGGATCAAGCAGCTTGCAATATCAAAGGTAGTCAAAATGGAATATATCACGTTCCTGGAAGTACTTATTATGACAGGACAACAAACGTAGCTCAGTGGTTCTGTTCTGAACAAGAAGCGCAAAATGCTGGTTATAGGGCTCCGAAAAGATGATAACAACAATGTTTGAAGAAGCTAACATTAGAGATGGAGGGAGAAAAGTTGGCTCAAACTAATAAGGTTGAAACGTACAAAGGTAGAAGTTCATTCTTTGATGGTGGTCTACTACAATACATAGGTTGGGTTATTCTTGGTACACTTGTCACGGTTTGCACCTTTGGTATTTGCTATCCATGGTCCATTACGATGATCTATGGATGGAAAATTAATCACACTGTCATCGAAGGTAATTGA